ACTTACCCCCCCTACCCCCCGAGCCTTCGGCATACCCCCAGTTTGGCGTTTGGGCGTACATGTGTTCGTAGGTGTTTGTGCGTTTGTGCGTGTAGGTGCGTACATATGTTTGGGCAAACAGGTGTTCGTAGTAGGCGTACCTAACATTTTTTGTGCAGATGGGCGACTCTCGCACCGTGTAAGGTCAGCCTAACAAGTACCGCAGACCGACCGCGCCTAGGGTGTGTGTGCTGTGTGTGTTTGTTTGTTCACTCTTGGTGATGTGACGAGAGTCACATTGTTTGATTCGTCGAGTGGGCGTCTCAACCCCTATAATTGTAGGTGTAAGGATATAAACCATATAAACAAAGGGGAATGAATGAAACAATTAGAGCAAGTGCCAAGCGGGGTAACTCTCGCGCCGATAGTAGAGGCGTTGCACGAGGTCTATGACTCGCTGAGCGCCGAAACTCTCAAGAATTGCGGGCAAGCGTTACCGCCTGCGGTCTTCGTAGTTCAAAGGTCATCAACCTCGTGGGGTCATATCACAGTGCGCCCCGCATGGCAGACAGATTACAGCGATATCGACGAAGACTACGCCTATGCGCCTTTTGCGGTCAGCATGGGACTAGGCAACTCGTCGAAATCTGCCTACTTTCACGAAATTATGGTTTCGGGCGAATGTCTCGCGAAAGGCGGGCGCGATGTTTTCGGCACGGTAGCCCACGAGGCTACCCACGCTTTCAATATCGTGGCGGGTGTCCGCGATGTGGACAGCAACGGCAGACACAACACAAAATTCCGTGATAGCGCGGGCGCTTTGTTCGGTCTTACGATAGAAGAATATTCCAAGGGTCATTGGGCGGGCTGGACGAAAACTACGGTAGGTAGACCGTGCGCTAATCGGTGGGCTCGTGAAATCGCGAAACTCGACGAGGCTATCATCACGGCAAGCGGGCATGAAAAGCGCGCGGGCGGTGCGGGTATCGGCGGGGGTATCTTCGGCGGGGACGATTCACGCCCCACGGGACGCGATAAGAATGGTCTCAAGGCGGTGTGCAGGTGTGGGTCAATCATCAGAACATCACGCAGGGCGCTAGACAAAGGTATCGCGTGCGGTGGGTGCGATTCACCTTTCATAGTGGTGGGGGGGTGATAGTTAGGTCTTAAGACAGTACCCTATCGCCTTGGGCGTGCCAATTCGATTTGGACTAGGGGCAATGCGAAAGCAGATAGCAGGTAATTGACAAACTAAAATAAAATGTATTACGATTGCAACAACAACAAAACAAAGGGGAAAACATGAAGAAAGCAATCAGAATAACAACCACGGGAGAGATAACAGAGTTAGACCTCACCACAAACTCACTCGGGCAACTGCAAGAGGCGGTAGGTGGACTAGTGCAGGCTCTCGACCTCACCGAAGTGGTGACGATGTGGTGCAACGAAGAAGGCAAAATACTCAAGCAACCGCACAACCCTTACGCTCAATATTTTTGGGACAAGGTTTACGGGGCACACACTGACTACATCGTGGGCGATATCGTCCTCACAGGGGGCACAGACAGCAACGGAGAAACAGAAGGGCTTACCGAGTCACAAGTCGAGACCCTAGAATGGCTCGCTTTTAAGGTTCGGGAATTGGTAGAGCCAAACATCACGGTATTCGTAGGCGAGTAATCAAGTCTTAAGACAGCACCCTAGCGCCTCGGGCGTGGCTCTTCGATGAGCACTAGGGACGATTACTAGACACAAGTCTAGTGACATAACGAAAGGGACAAGATGATAGTAGACGATAATTTTACGGGAATAGTAATGCTCGCACTAGTCGGGGTTATCTATCTCGCTTACAAGGTGGGCGAGTATGTCGGCGGAATGACACAGCAACAAAAGAAGGGCAAGCAATGACTAGTGCAGAAGAACTAAAAGAAAACATAGGCAAGACTGCAATGCTGACAGTATCGGGTTCGCCGTTGAGGTTTGCGGTCTTAATACTTGACGCACGGTCACGCTACGGTCATCTCGATTACAAGGTGACGCCTGTATCGGGCGACGGTGAGACATGGCACGCAGACTCTAATGTCACGGTACTTGACAACGATACACAACTTTAGTACCGTAAAACATATCAACATAGAAAAGGGGAATGATGATAACTAAAAAAACACAGCAAGCAATAGACAAAGAACTAGCAAGAATGGAACTGCGAGAGATATTCGCGAAACAAGACAGACCTACCGTCTACACAGTTTTGCGTCATGTCTCACAGTCGGGAATGTCGCGAGACATCTCACTATTCATAGTAGAAGATAACAGGCTACGCGATATCACTTGGATAGCAGGTAAGGCTCTTGGCGACAAGGTAAAAGAGAAGAACGGGCGCAGAGTTATCAGGGTAAACGGGTGCGGAATGGACATGGGATTTCACCTTGTCTACTCGCTCTCATCAGTCACCTACGCCCACGATAAAGAGCGTGCAGGCTATGTCTTGCACCATGAATGGGCGTGACCATGACTCGCAAACAATACACAAAGACACTAAGCAAACTGTCCGCGATGACAGACAACGAACTATGGCAACACTACGCCAAACTCAATACGCAATCTATTGCAAAGACATTAGAACATAGGTGCATTACGCTTAGCGAATTAGAAAAGCGTGGTGTTCGCGGGTTGATTATTGACGGGGAGTTGGTGAGATAATGCCACGCACAAAACAACTAAACATGAAATCGATATTAAAAGCATACGAAGCGGAAGCGAAACGAGCAGAACGCAACGCCAAAGCGTATCGGGGTGACAGCCTTGAAGCGTACTGGCTTGGGCACGCTTGCAAGGTTAGACAATACAAACAACTAGCAGAACAGGAGACAGCGCAATGAGCAGAACACAAACAGAATACCTTTACACAGTAAAGTTCACAGGTGACTACTTCACATTATTTACTTGTGTGCAAGCACCCGACGACGAACACGCCGAACGATACGCACAACAGCAACTACTAAACGAGCACGGGATAGATACTGAAAAGATAGGTGCTTGGGATATCACCGTAGAGCAAGACGGGGAGTTTTTATAATGAGACTATCTACAATAAATGTCTTAAGACAGTGTTTTGATTGCGCCCAATACCGTTACGAGGTTTACTGTGACCCGATAGACGGCGCATACTTCTGCGAGCAATGCCACAATGAACGAGTGAGAGAAGGCGAGGGGGTGAATCATGGAAAGTGAGACAGCAAAGGCGTTTATTTTTATTTCGATATGTTTGCTGTGGGTTGCCCCGTTTGCGGTTAGCAGTTGGAAGCAGGCGCAGAGGGAGCGAAGCAAAGCGAACCACCCGACAGCACGGAGAGGGTAGGCGAACATATGTTCGTGTTAGGTTAACCTAACATTGTGAATCTGTTCACAAGCGTACAGGTATTGGGTTTTAGGGTGTGACGTATTTCACAAAGATTGACTTGACAAGGGCAACTAAATGTTATACGCTTGTATCTACAAGTTACGAAAGGGGAACGGGGGTGAATATGAAAACCAAAACAAATCAAAAGATATCAGCAGACATGATAGCCGAATACCTCAGTCACGAGGCATTCGCTTGGTATGTCAAGGCTGAATACGATATGTTAGACGAAGGCATACACCGCAAAACATGGTGCGCTTGCGTCTACCAATTGAAGAAGGCTTTAGAAGACCAAGCCTACGAAAACGATAGCGAGTTTGACACACTTGCATTCTTAGACAAGGCTGGGTTCTTTGAAGTAGCAGACCACGAAAGTATGTCGGACTGGCACTTCTGCACAAAGCGAGAAGATTACCTACCCGAAGTTTAGGTAGGCAGGGTGGCTGGCAGACATCGGGGTTCAAGTCCCCGACACCCACAAGGTCTTAAGACCGACACAAAACACAACAACAGAAGGGAAACAAATGAAAGCATTAGAGACAGTCAGACTAATCGAGGTCACGCTCGTACTAGCAATAGAAACCTACGGCGCAGAGCAAATGTTCTGTGGCATGGACTACATCAAAACAGAAGATGAAGCACAGGTGCTCGGTTGGTCAGAGCGTGAACTAGAAGTTAGACCAAAAGAAGGAGAATGAAATGAAACTAAAGCAACACACAATTTCATATGAACGGTGGTGCAGGTTCAACGACCTCGACCCAACCGAACTAGACAGCAACTACACCAAATACCTTGAATGGAAAGAGGAGCAATGCAAGACACACCAACTATCAAAATAGCGGACAGCGAACTCGCGTTACTGCAAGCCTTCACACAAGGCTACATCAACGCGCTAGTCCAAAACGACAACGCATACGAAGGAATGGACGAGTTCTATTGCTTCAATGACAAGTGGGACATCAACATCCACTCAGTCGGACACAAACCGAGAACGATATACGCAGTCGCCTATCCGCAGACGATAGACGCAGACGGATATCTGTCCACCGATACATCTAATTGGGTGGAGATAGGTCAGTATGACATGAACGGCACACCGAAACGAAAGGTAACACAATGAACAAGAAGCAAATAAGTTTTCTTGAGGGTGAAAACAAAATAAAAATTGGGCAAGAAATCTTTATGAATGGTCACGACACCGAGCAATGGGTTTGGTTGATGGACTACGGAATTGAGATAACCAAAACTGGGGACAACATCAGTTTCGGAGTATACAAAGCAGACGAATGGAACTACGGTTCAAAGTATTTATTGTTCACCGTACAAATGAAGGAGACAGCACAATGAAAGTTCAAGAAATTATAAACAATCTCAAAAAACATAAACCCGATGAAGAAATCATCATCGCTTACTGGACTAGAGAATGGTTTGCGGATTTACTTAACCGCGATATTAACGATGAGCAATGGGAAGAAATTATTCAATCGGGCAATCACCAACTTGAATGCACAAATATCGGTGATTATTTAATTGATTTAGCCTGCGAAGTATTACCTTTGGAAGAGGAGTAACACAATGAAACAACAGCCGACAGTCCACCACTACATCTTGACCTACGACGCAGACAACCAACTGTGGTATCACGATGTCGAAACCGAACGAGAGAAGTTCCCCGACGGTGCAACCATGAACCTAGACACAGGCGAAACCTATTGGGGTTATCTCGGTGACGGAGAGTACGCACCGAACGAATCAGAATTAAACGAGCAGATAGTCCGCGCAGTTCGACAACTTAATCAGAACAATCGTGAAGTACCATTCACGGTCGAAGACTTTGAAGATTACAAAACTGCCGAACTAGACGACGAAACTGACCGCACCTACATACCATACCCACCCGTTTGAAACGCTCTAATGCGCTCCTAATGCGTGTTATTTTCACGAAAGACCACAATGCTCAAGAAAACATACCGAAGATACCTGCGCCTAAAAATCTATAGACAAGAAAAGAAAATAGAAAAACTATGGGCATACAAACACCCAAACAAACTATTCGTAATAGGTAGACGGGCAAACACAGTACAACTCGGATACTGGAAAGGTAGACATTATCGAAACGGGCAAATGTTCACCAACCACCCTCACAAAAGTTGTATGTTCAGGTCTTACGACAGCGCACAATGGGCGTTAGAGAACAGCGAACTGCTCTACGAAAAGAGCCGTGTGAAATATGAAATAATACGGCTAAAATAAAACCGTGTTAAACTAAAGTTTGGATTTGCCCTGCTCCGCAGGTATCCCCTTCCCTAGCGTTGTAGCGGGGCAAGTCCAATTAACTTACCGCCACCATACTTGCGGTACTCGCGTTCACGAGGCGTTTTGCCACCCCACACACCGTACCTTCTTATGTCATTCGTTTCGCATTCCATAGCGTAAGCCAAACATTTATCAGCAACTGGACACAACTTGCACACCTTCACCGCGTCATCGTAAATACCTGCAGTTGATACACCGACAGAAGTTTCAGGGAAGAAAACACTTGTCTTCATACCTCGACACCTCGCTTCGTCATACCATTCTAAATGTTTTAAATCAATCATGTTTAAACCTTTCCAAGTTCGCTGTATGAAGTTCAGACTTCAGTTGCTCTATCAACGCTGTGAGGCGTGCTATCTCATCAAGCAAACCGTTCACCATTTCTTCAGTCTTCTTCTGAGTCATCTAACTTATCTCCACATACGGGCTTAACTGGCAACAATTGTTTAGGCAAACATGAACATAGTCTTGCTTTCATTGTGTCTCCTTAGCGTGATGAACCATTGACAGGCAACCGATGTAGCCTGCTGTGTCTACGATACTGTCGTGATGCCATCCGCCGTCAGCGATTGCTGTCCTAAGACGCGACAGTTTAACTGCGACCATAAACAAGATGGCTTGTTCTACTGTGAGCGATACACCTGTCATGCCTTCGAAGATGTTGCGTGCCTGTGTGTAGTCTTCTAATGGGTGGGCGTACTGTGCTTGTCTTGCGCCTGTGATTAGCGAGTGTGCTTCTAACAGTATCTCTGAGCCGTTGCAATCTTCAATCACGGTTAGGGTTTCTCCATATCGCTGGCGAGTAGTTGAGTTCTATGGCGTCTTTGTGTTCTGGGCTTTCGTAACAGCGCATGATGTGAATGCATGGGTCTGAGCCGTCTTCGAATTCTGCGTCTTCTGTTATAGAAGTTGGTAGCCCGTCGTGTGTGTAGCAGACGGGTGGTGAAACCCATCCGCTACGCATACCGATTTCTAACCATTGCTCGAAATCTAATTGCATTATGTCCACTAGAACGCTTCTTCTTCTTGCAAGAAACCAATCTTACCGAAATCGTTCTGTGCTTTCGCTACAACCTGCACCGTTTTATCTGCCATGACTGGGTTGAAACGGCAAGTTAAACCGATTTCGTCGGCAAGAATTTTGCTGGATGTTTTCTTTTGCCCATCTTTCTCATAGGTGGAGATGTCTAGTTTGCCTGCAACAATCACTCGGCTACCTTTTTCAATGGATGCCGCGGCGTACTCTGCCATCTGTCCGAAGACTGTGACATTGTGCCAGACGGTAACTTTCTTGTCGTCTTTACCGCTTGTTGTAGCGACCGTGAATGTGCCTACAGCCATCCCGCTTTGCGAGAATTTCAGTTCGACAGGTTTACCTGCGTTCCCTACGATTGTTATGTTATTCATTTGGATACCTCTTTCATTGGTTGGATTATTGGTTCTCTTTTGTTAGAGACTTTGTTGTCGCACAAATGCAACGGGGGTTCGGACACCCGTACATAGGTGGTTAAGGTCATATCGCAACGGTCACAGAACCATCGGGTTTGTTTACTTCCCTTCATATAACCACTATATCAGGGGCGTTTGATAGCCCACGGTCCCCAGCCGTAGCCGTGTTTATCTACACCGTACTGGTAGATGACCAGCCCTGCCGTAAGACAGACACGAGGGTTGTAAAGGTCATCGACGTGAGTTAGGACACCTTTGTCGCGGAGCCATCGTGTCCATGACCCGTTGATTTGGATGAGACAACGGCTACCACCGTTAGGGTCAGACTTGTTGAACGCCATAGTTTTCCCCCGTGACTCACGATGTATCACATAATCTAATGTCATCATCTGGTCTTCAGCCCATCCAACTTGCCGTGCCAACTCCCACCACTCTGGATGACGGGCTTCGGCTGGTATCGGCGGTTGAGGTATCGCTTCCCTTAACTGGTATTCAACTGCTTGCATTGCTTTAATCGGTTTAGGTGGCGGGGCTTTCGCTGTTGAGACAGACCCCCCAAAGAACAGTAACCCTGTCACGGTGGCAAGTATATGTTTAAACATTAATCCTCTAATCGTAGGTGGATACGGTCATCAACTCGTTTACCTCTGTTGGGTATATGAGAAATCCTTTCGCTGGATTGTCGGAGTTGGGTGCGGCGATTTTGATTTGGAGTTTGTTTTTGTTTGCTCTCAAATATCTTTTTAATCTGCCGAGTTCTATTATACAGAAAGCGTTGGGTGCAAACATATACACCCACCATTTCGCTGTTGTCACGGCTATACCAGATGGCTTCCAGCCTGCGTTTCGTGGGTTCTGTTCGAACTCTACAAAAATTCTGCCGTTGCGGAACCTGTCGTACTTCACTTCGAATGAACCTTCGCTTAAATCTGCAAGAAACTGTTTAACTATTTCTTCGCCTTGATGACCGAACGCTAAATCTTTTGTGAAGTCATGCGGGTTGATGTCATGCGAAGGAACATAACCTTCGGTACGTTTAATATCAGTCATTCGTTTTGACTGACTCGTAGCCACGATTCAAGAACGCATCCAAAGCGGAACGTTCACGTGGTGACACACCAAGTTTCTGCACAAACTTATCTGCGTTATAGATTCGTTCCATTAAACATTCGTACAGTTCTCGTGCTATGTCTTCCATCAGTATCCTGCTTTCTTTAAAATAGTCATCAAGTCTTCTAGTCTTAAGACCGCATACTGGTCTGCTGGGTTGCCGTAACTGCGACGCTTAGCCACAACTATTCCAAGTTCGGCGTTAGCGTTGTCGCGTTCAACTTGTGCTTCATGTAACCATGTTGAGAAGTTGAGAACCTTCTGGTTTTTGCATTCCCAAACAAGTCGCGGGTCTGTGCCAGCGATATCACCTTTGTCGTTCACCCCGTGTAACGTTCGCCGTTCCACATGAGGATAGAACTGTGCGAGATAGTTCACGATGAACGTTTCGAAACTGGTTCCTTTAGCGCGTTCCTTGGACACGAGCCGACTCCTCTGCTAATAGTTGGCGTAACAGAAGGCTTCTGCTGACACCACGTTTCTTGCATAGTTGTTTAATTGTTTCCATTTGGTCTGCTGTTAAACGCAAAGCGACTATGGCTGTTGAACGGGTTTTACCTGTCGGGTCTACTGTCCGATAGTTAGCCATTGGTTACACCTTTCATTTCGGTGAACGCTGTGCGTAATGTTGATAGGTCTTTTTGTAGGATTTGTCCAGCCCAGTTCAAGCCTGCTTTTTCGGCGACTGCGCTAGGTGTCAGCCCTGCTTTTTCGCAGGCATCAACGAACTGTTTCACTTGTGTTTTGGTGAGTGGTGCTGTGTCGTCAGTCACGGTGGAAGCCACAGCCTTGCCTGCTTGTGGCTTCCCCGCTACTGCTGACTTGTCATCCCATTCTGATTTAGACCAGAGTGACAGACAGATACCAAAGCGCATAGATGCGTTGCGTAGGAAATCGCCGACAAGTTCTTTGTCTAAGTCAGGTTTGTCTGCACGAACCGAGCCAACACCGAGGATTGATTTCCCGAGGATGGTGAGGTGTGCCCACATGACTGCCATGCCGTTCACTTCTACGATTGCTGGTCTGCCGTTCACCCATCCGCATGGTTCCCATGACCACATCGGGTCGATGGCGATGAGGATGCGTGTGATTTCTGCGTGACCTACGAAGTCGAGTTGGATGCCACCTCTCGGTAGTTTCCCTACGATTGACGGGTCTGGTACTGCGTATTCGGTGAGGATGTCTTCTAGTTTCATACTCGTTCCCCTTTCAAGAGAAGTGTTCTGTTGGTTACTTTCCTGCTGTATTTTTCTGCTATTGCTGGTTCCATTGCTTTGATTCCTTTGATGTCTAGGCTCGCCCATGTTCTGCCTTTCCATGTGGCGATGACTGTGCCGTTCACGGTGGCGTATTCGTTCGCACCTATCATGTCGCACAGTTCTGCTTTCAATCTGTCTTCCATCTCTGTGTACGCTTTCAATTCCTTCTTCACATGCTTTAGTTGTTCCACTAGTTCTGATGCTGTTGGTGGCAGTTCAACTGTTGTCCCTGTCGGCTTCTGATAGCGGGTGCTAATCGTTTCATATGACCAATGCACACCGTCTGGGGTGATGCCAAGGTCAATGGATGTCAACCATTTCGCTACCGCGTCACAATGCTCCTGCTTTTCGGCTTCGGTTATCTTCTGTTCATGGATGTAAAGCACCATCGTTGAGTCAAATATCGCCCATGTGATGAAGTTCACGTCAGCGCAGATGGCTTGTTGGATGCCTTGTAGACGCCAGTAGTCTGGCAGTTCGCCTTCCCATTCTCGTGACATTGTTTTGATTTCTAGTACCTTGCGGTCGTCACCGTTCTCGTATAGCCCGTCGAGGGTGGCTATCATTCGTGCACCTTCGGGTGTTTCTGCGATGAACATTTCCTCTGGTGTGATGTATGCGATACCTGTTTTGTCTACAGCCCATTGCAACACGAACGGTTCAAGACGGTTGCCTCGTTCCATCGCAGGGTTTGGTGGTATCGGTGATGGTGGTACGTCACCTAATAGTTCGGCTGCATATTTGTCTGCTGGCACGAATGGGTGTAGCCCGTAGATTGCGGCGACCGCTGATGCGGATACCCGTTTACGTTTCTTGTCATCCCAGAATCTGAGGTCTAACCAGTCTTGTTCCCCGTGTGTGGGTTTAGTAATGCGTTGTAACGTGATGTTCATATGTTCCCTTCTCGTAATTGATACTTGTAATACTGTATAGCAGATTGGGGTGCGTGTCAACCCCTAAGACAAGATTTTTATTTGCTCAACCATCTTCAACGGGATAGCAAGAATGTGGTCTGAAGAATCCTCAATATAAGATTGGGCGATAACAATATGGTTTGGTTTAGCGTCAGGCAACAACCAGCCAACCGAATGTACGACTGCTGGTTCTTGTTCGATTTCTGTTGTCGGCATCCACCCTGTTGATACCGAATGGGCGTCATGCCATACCAGTAGCACCATCGTGTTTTTGTACCCTTCGGTCATGGCATCAGTTTACTCGTTGGGTGTAGCGAGGTAAAGGTTTAGTCGCGTTGATTAGGTGGTCTAAAGCGTTGAGTGCTTCGAAGAATTCTTGTTCTTCGGTGTGGCTGGAGACCCTCGCTTTTACCAAGAATTTCCTTATATTGTATAGCGTTTCTCTTGTCATAGGACTTGACAAGATAGCAGGTCAACGAATTGTTAGTCGGTTGTTTCCGAATAATTTGCGTGACTGAAAGCCATTAGTTTTCCGTCTGGTTTATAGGCAATCCATGTCGGGGCGTCGGGGTCGCAACGGCATCCGATTGTTTTGTTGGGTTGATGCGTAACAAGTGTGTTACATTTATTGCAGAATGCTGTCGGCACACTACCCCTTATGTTCTTGAAGATGACTTTCTAAACCGTCAGCAACCTTATCAACTTTATGCTCAACCCTGTTCACACTACTGAACACGTGTTGCAACATACCAGCAACAACAGCATGGTCTTCCCGATTCTCTTTAC